GATAGTAGTGAGAGGGATACCAACGTGTATACGTATGCTAATAGTTACACCGTGACTCTCAAAGAACCTATATACGATGTCACACAAATCAAATTGATTTCCGCTCGTATTCCAACACCTCAACTTACTACGTGTGCTACGAATAAAACGTTTAGCATTCATGATTCGGGTGCACCCGATGATCTCATAGAGGTTACGCTAAATGAAACAAATTACTCTAACGGTTTTGTTCTTGCCGAAGATCTTGATCTTCTCATGGAACCACCCTTGACATGTATAGATCAGGTTGTATTTGACTCAGATACACAGGCTCTAACATTCTCCAACACTGATGTGGGGTCTAGTAACACCTTCACATTCAATTTCTTCGATGGTACGAATGGTTATTTGAGTAACGTGGCTCTCACAACGCCACATCAAGTCATGGGGTTTTCTTCTAAGAATCCAGTGGAGAGTGATAGTATCGTTTCCGGATCTATAAACCTTGAGGGACCAAACTCCCTCATTCTTCGTATGACATCGGGGTCAGATGAATTCACAAAGACTGTGTATTCTACGACACCGTTTTATACTGGTCACATTCTCTTGAATGGTACAGACGTTATGAACTTTCATGGTGCTGACGATCCACTCACCCATGAGTTCTACAAGGGACCACAGAAGTACGTCAAGGATATCAAAATAGAGTTCTTCTATATGAGCCACGGTAGACTCATTCCTTATGATTTCAGAAATCAAGACCATATTTTGAAGTTTGAAATTACATGTTCTACAGACAAGTTGGAAGGACTTCCAAAGGTTCCCCTAGAAGTTGTTGAAAAGGAGTCGCCGCCACCAATAAGCATCCCAGAAATCGTGGAAGATGTTTATAAGTGGAAAGTAGAGTACATTTCCATCGGCATTATTGTATTTGTCGGTCTAGTTCTCCTGAGTCTCATGAAACGGAAGCCTAGACTTAACGGGTAATCGCGAAGACGGGTTGGGCAGGCTTGGAGACACGGGTGGAGATACCGGAGATGATCATGTACACCGCGATGGAGAGGAGGGTGGTGAGGACAGCGGTGAGGGTGTACTGGGTACCACCGTTCTTAGGCACCTTGATCACCTGCTGGATGAACCAACGGACGAGGTCCATCCACGACATGGCGGCCGCAAAGGAGAAACCCGCAACAATGGAGTTGAGGGACTGGGTCTCGAGTTCCTGAGAAACGAGGTTAACGGTCTTGAGAGCTTGGGCGGTCATGTCAGCCATTGTGAGTTTTTATAACATATATATAGAAAATTTTATTCAGGTAATAGTTCCTCCTTCTCTACTAATTTTTTGTACTTGGGTATCCTGACAATTGATGACTTGGCGAATATTTGCTCTTCGTCATCTGAATCTCCACCGGCACTAGATTCGGAATCATCAGTCACGCGAAATGATTTATATTCAGAAATCGTCCACCCCTCCGGCTCCGATGTACTCATTACTATTAATAGCATTTTTTAACATCTGTTCTGTCGGGTTTTGAGGAACCCAATTGTCCCAACGATCAACGGCTTCATTCACCAGGTTTAGGATTGGGTCGGGCCCTGAATACCTGACAAACTCTGGTTCCATGTCTTCGTCTTCGTCTTCGTCTTCCTGTTCCTCATCTGTCAACTCCTCATCGTAAATTTCTGGCATCGTAGATCCAATTGATTCACCAACTTTGTACATCGCACAATACTTCATCGCATATTCCATATCTTCTGAGACAATCATATCTCTTCCACAAGCTTTGGCATATTCGGCTGAGAGTAGAGTAGCCTTTTCCATCACAGGTAAAAGAATGTTCGTCATACTTTCAATGTACTGCTCTAACATTCCATTCCCTGTGTCACCAAAACCACTTTGCATGTTCATCTTTAGTATTTAACGTCAAAAAGAGTTCTGGCAGTTCCCTCACTAACACGGAGGATGTTGTGACTGAGTGCGTAGACTCTCAATTGTCTTGCATAATCCACACACGGTGTCAGACTTAGGTTAAGGATTTGCTCCTTCACGAGACTGAAATTGATTTGTCCGGTTGGGTACCATTTCTCTGGCTCTAAGGCAAAACTGTAGGAGTAGAATCTCCTGATGAGTTGTGTTTTTGAATGGTGTATGGCTGCTTGAACAGCCTTAAGGAAAATGACGTTACCCGTCTCTTGAGTGATAATCGGTTGACCATCTAGATCAAGTGTGAGATGGTCAAGATTCTCGTAGAGAATGTACTTACCACCTGTATCTTCTAGGGTATTATCATAGTCAAAAGGGGTTATAAATTCACCTTCATCAGTTCCCACGTCACCCTGTCTCTGAATGACAAAGTAAAGTTCCTTCACAGGATTTATAAAATCTAATTTGAATTTACCAGTTTGTACACCCTGTCCAATATCAAAAACATTTTGTTGAACCTGTGTGATGATATAGTCTTTCTTCTTTTCAGTTTCAAGTTTTATTCTGTCACATGGTTCAAGAAATATCACCTCCGCACAAAGTGTAAAATCTTTGAGGTGGATCGTCCCGGGTGCCACAGGTTGAAGTTCTCCGGTAGTTCCCTTAATTATGAGATGATCGTGATCCCTAAGTTTAATCTCAACCTCAACTTCTTGATTCTTTATGGCACATAGGGGTATAGCCAGCTCCGGATTATTGTAAAAGTAAAATGGTAAATCCACAAAGAATTCATCTTCTGTATTAGCTGTACCAATCACACCGAGAATATCCTTGTCAGATACTCGTGTAGAGACTGTGCGTTCTGGATACTTTCCAATCAACTCCTTCAGGGCCCTCTGTTTTGTTTGTGTGACGTTGTGTTCAGTATAAATTTGAAGATAATCACTTGGTAATCTTTGAATGACCTTCCCACCCACGATGAGATCGGCGTACTCTATGAGTGCATGACCTATAGACTCTATAAATCTAGGATCATCATAGATCACTGTAGAAATAATCGGTAACTTCATCTTCACACTGAGGGTTGTCAAAAGATCTCCAGTATTTTGAGCAACTCTAAATCTCGCTTTACCCCCAAAATCAACTGCATTCTCTGCGTCTATGTTCACATATTCTCTTGCAAAGTTTGTATGTTTTCTGAAACTTTGCAAAAAGTATGTATAGTCTGGATCCATCGTAAAGAACCTGTCTTGGGCTCCAGATGCCAAGAGCTGTACGCGGCCAGCCATTACTACTATAACAATCTAAAATTTTAAACCTGCTAAACCACCATTTATACGAAGTATGTTGTAGTTGACTGCATACACTCGTGTGTTGTTATTATCAACTGCATTTATAGGATCAATCTGAATTGTGAGAAGTTTGTGGAATATACGACTCATGTTCACTTGTCCAGTCGGGTAATACACTTCTGGATTAAGTGCGAAACTATACATACCAAACTCAGATTGTTTATAGTTCGTACCAGCTACGTATTCTGGAGGACTTATATGATGCTTTAGGGCTTGTTCATATACGAGAAACTTGTGGTCTCTATCAAAGACCGTTTCATTGTTGAATTTTAGTTTAACATTCAAAAGTTTGTTGTACCTATTTGGATGATTGTCTCTCACCGCCTCTTCGGATTGGGAGACGAAGAAAAGTTCCCTCACTGGATGGGAAAAGTTGAGCATCACAGATTTAGTATTCTCACCAGGTTTCATGATAAAACTAGACATCTGCACCTGTGTGATGACATAATCAATTGGTCTAGTCATGAGATATTTACGTTCCCTCTCTGTGAGAAATGCAAACTCTGTGTCTACGGAACACTTTATGAGGTTTGCGGAGACACCCACAGATGCACCACCCTCAATAAGTTCTGTGAGAGGTCTCAATTTAATTTTAACTTCAACGAGTTGTTTCGTGAGTGCACAAGTTGGTATGGCGAGACTTGGGTTGCGGTAAAAGTAAAACGGGAGATCCATAAAATAGGTATTGTTACCCGTATAACTCAAGAGTTCACCATGACCATTTAGGAAGTAAACAGTTTGATCAGTGTCATCGTCGGTGTTATGAAGCTGCTGATGCATGTAGATAAATTCACCTGTAATCTTTTCAATCGTCTGACCACCTATGAGGAGCTCAGCACTCTCCACCAGGTGTGAAATAATAGAAGGACACCATTCGTCGCCTCCAGGTGAGGGGTCATCAAGTGTGACTTTTAGTGTCATATTTCTGATGACATCACCTTTATCATTCGGTATCCTATAATGAAGAGTCTTTCCAAAATCTAAATCAGCACCATCAAATTGTGTTTCAACATAATCAATTGCAAACTTTGTATGTCTCCTAAAGTTCATCAGGAAATATGAAAACTGTGGATCTCCTGTGAGCCATTGGTCTTGGACTCCAGTGGCGGCAAGTCTCAAACGACCTGACATTCCTATAGTATGTGAGTAAAATTTTGTTAAATAAAACGGAACACTACTGTAGAATGAATCTTCAGTTGAGGAAATTCAAACCTGAGACGATATCAGATGATAGGGTTTGTGTATTTATTGGAAAGCGTAACACCGGTAAATCAACCCTGGTCAAGGATATCATGTACCATAAGAAACATCTTCCAGCTGGTATAGTGCTCTCGGGAACAGAGGAGGGTAACCATTTTTATTCAGACTTCATACCAGATCTCTTTATTTATGGTGACTACGACAGAGACGCTATAGAGAGGGTCATGGCCAGACAAAGAAAATTGGTAGGTGCGGGTAAAACAAATTGTGGAGCATTTATGCTTTTGGATGACTGTATGTATGACAGTAAGTTCCTAAAGGATACATGTAT